TAAAAATAAACATAAAAATGATCCTGTGGCATGCGGAGAGTTACAAGAAATTGTGGGTGGTGTTAGAAGACCTGCTGCTCTACAGCAACAAGGGGGACAAGACAAAAACAAAGGTTCATTCCTCTGGGACGCTGTGAGATTCAGCAACAAAGTTTTCTGTGTTATCAATGCTGTGAGAAATTCTGCCAATTACGATTATGTGATATGGATCGATGCTGATACTTTTACATTTAGACCTATGCCTCTAAGTTTTCTTGAAACTATATTACCTCGAGATACCATGCTTACCTTTTTAGGAAGAGAACGATATGCATTGAAAGATGGTGGCAAATATCCTGAATGTGGATTTGTGGGATATAATTTACGACATAATAATATACAGGAATTTGTTGCCGAATGGGAAAAATTATACATCACAGATGAAGTGTTCAACTTGTTGGAATGGCACGATAGTTTTGTATTTTGGCATTTAACAAGAAAATTTCAAGAAAAATATAAGATCAAATTGAATGACATCGGTTATGGAAAAAATGTAAAAGGTTTTCATGTATTCGTAAACAGTGAATTAGGATTATATATAGATCACATGAAAGGTGGAGATAGGAAAAAACTTGGCACTAGCGCTAGAAGTGATTTGAGACTTCCAATGAAAGATGCTCCTGCCAATGTGTGGGAAATTGACTATTGGAAAAAAGCACCAGGATCCTTGAAATGAAAATAGCTTTATTTCCCAAAAATGGCAGCCTGAACAGCAAACCTGTCTTCGCAGCTCTCGTTGAACATCTTCGATCGACCGGAGAAAACATATCAATTGATCGAGACGAAGATTGCGACGTGGCAGTGATCTGGTCAGTGTTGTGGTCCGGTAGGATGGCAGCGAACAGGAAGATATGGGACAGTTTTCAGCAAAAGAAAAAACCCGTGATAGTGCTAGAGGTAGGAGGTTTGAAGAGAAATATTACCTGGAAGATGGGTATTAATGGCATAAATCGCGAAGCAGATTTTGCAAATGATTCATTTGACTCTGCTCGCTGGCCAAAATTTAACCTAGGGATGAAGCCATGGAGGCAGCATGGCAAAACAATAATAATTTGCGGTCAGCATGATTCTAGTCATCAATGGAGAGGCAAGCCAAATATGCCAAATTGGATAGATGAACAAATTGCCGAGATTCGTCGATATAGCTCAAGGCCAATATTGGTGAGACCGCACCCCCGAAATATTTTTGATTTTGATCAAAAAAAATTTAAGGATGTAATAATGAGCAAGCCAAAGATGGAGACAAAAACATATGATGACACAGATTTTAAAAAAGTATTATCTCTGCATGATGCTTGGGCAGTGGTAAATTACTCAGCAAACACAGCAATAGAATCGGTGATCAACGGGATACCTGTGTTTGTTGGTGATGCCAGCCTGTGTTACGATGTGGGCAACACTTCATTTGCCAATGTTGAAGATCCACGCATGCCCTGCAGAATAGAGTGGGCCAACAAGTTGGCCTACACCGAATGGACCACTCAGGAAATAAGAGAAGGACTGCCATGGAACAGATTACGCAATAGATTACTTGAGAAATATATCAAATGACTGCGATTTCAAGCGTAAACAAACCAGAAATAAAACCAATCATTTGGGAACCGTATTTGGGCGAAGAGGTAATAGTCAAAACGATCATAAAAGGAGGAAAAAAAATACAGGAAACTGCATTTTATAAAGACAAAGTAAATGCAATTGCGCAAGGCAACGCATATATCATCGGAAATGGTCCATCTAGAAAAGATTTTGACCTTACTCGATTGAAAGAGTCCGGACAGACATATGGATGCAATGCACTGTACAGAGACTTTATTCCCGATTATCTTTTCATGGTAGATTCCAAGATAAGCAAGGCCATAGTGGACGAAGAAGTTTATAAAAAATGCGTATGCTATGCTCCGTCATTGGAAGTTAATCGTTATCCTGACACTCTACATTTGATCCCAAACAATCCTTATTGGGTATCGGGCAATCAGGCCATGTGGACGGCATGCATCCATGGTCACAAAAAAATTTTTCTAATTGGTTTTGATTTTAGAGAATTTGGCAGGGGTAAGCTCAACAACATCTATCAGGACACTGCTTTCTACGGAGAGCGGCATAGCGACCTAATATTCAATGCATGGCTGTCTCAGTTCAGAAAATTGATAAAGATGCGTCCTTACTGCCAATTCACAGTGGTACACAATGATCCTCCAGAATATCTATATCATCTGCAAACAGGAACGGATCTAAAAAATACATTCCTGATAACGTACAAAGAATTTACTGAGAAAGTCCTAGTCCGATAAATTTAAACCTTGGCCTGAAACTATAAAAAGTGCTGTTGTGGTTGCCAGTGTCCTTCTTCAGGGCAAACTGATAGAGATGTATCATTTCATGCGCCAGCGTTTCAATGAAATCTCTTTTGTTGTGATATTTCTTCAACATCTCTAACTCAAATCTTTTGGGATTTTTGTCTGGATATGCACACACCTGCCCCATGGCCCTCTTCAACCATTTCTTGATGGTGATCTTGTGAAAATTTGGCAGCTCATTGTTGAAAACTGCTTTGTTGATGTAACGGAACCACATGTCTATGGCACGCCTGCTGGTAATATATGGCCCTTTGTGATTAAGGGTTTCTTCCACTATTTTTCGCCTCAATTTTAGTGCTTTTTTCCTTCTCATAAAATTGCCAACTTAATTGACTTTCTTGTCTTGTGTGCTATACTGTAATTATCCAAAAAATGACAAATATCAACCAACCACGAACCCTGGAATCTTTAGAATACGCCATGCGTATTTTAACCTATAATACAGCTCCTGCAAACCAACCCCTTAGGTCTGGAGCACATGACAAAGATTTTAAAATCATACAGAGTCTGGCAGATGCCCCTTATGCATGGACCGAGAAACAGGGCAAACTGGCCATGATGTTCCTCAAGAGATACAAGACCTTGCTGGACAAGTTTGGCTACAACACGGATGAGCTGATCAATAATCCCAGATATGATCAACCATTCAGGATCATAAATTTTGAAAAAAATGTTAACGTGTTCTCCGCCGAAGACGGCAGAGAAGTTCTGGAGATGAGGTTTCCTTATAATGAAAAAATAATACAGTTGGTGAGATGTCTTAAGAAAAAGACCCAGGACCTGGTGCCCATGCTGTATGACGGAGAGACAAAAAAGTGGACCATGAACTACACAGACACTGTGGCGTACTACATATCATTAATAGCTGTGAGATATGATTTTAAAATTCTCAACAATAAAATTTTGTTAGACTATGAGGAAATAGCCAACCACAAGAAAACTTACCTACCATTGATTGCGGATGTGTGTAATGATTCGATCAGGTTGATCAATGCGCCAACATCACTTGCAGAATATTGGCAGAAACATTGTCAATCACTGTCATATCTGCAGCAGAGAGATCAACTAAAACAATTTTCTATCTCATATGTGAGGAATAATTCTTCGCCCGCATCCACCCTGGCGGAAAAGATCGCCTACGCCATGCAAACTGCTCTGTTCGTGGACAGGAAGGTTTATGACAAAAAGACTTTGCTGCAGGCCATTGTAGAATTGGGAGACCTGCCCGCACTCTGTCCATTCAGCGGCGAGCTGGCAATCAAAGATGAGATAACATCAGCATATGAATGGTTGCAAGAATTTGAGGCAGCTGGCATAACCAAAGACAGCATCGCATTTGGTTTTGAGTTCAACCCCCCAATGTATCCAGATCCGAATCCCGAGGTGGAGCAGTTTCCATCTCCAGACTTCGTCTATGGTGCGGACACCCCTATTGAGGAGCGTGAGAAAATATATAATCAATGGAAAACCCTGCATGCATTGAGCGTCAGCAACAGAAAGATCTCTCCACAGACCAAAATTATATTTGTGAGAAACAAAATACCAAGAACATTATTGCGATCGGGTATCAAGCCCAAGATAGCATTCATGCTGCAGGACACACTTATGTGGGCCATGAGCACCAACACACTGGACAGGCTGGTTGAAAGTTTGCCAAAAAAATTGTATTATATGAGTCAGAAACCATCTGACAAGATACTATCCATATGAGCTCATGCAAACTGATAATTAAAGACGAAGTCAACGTTAAATTTGAAAATCTTTCTTTAGATCACAGGAAGCATCTCAGCAATAAATTTAAGTTTGAGATACCTTATGCACGACACTTGCCGGCAGTGAAATTGGGCAGATGGGATGGCAAGGTCAGTTTCTTTGGACTGGGTGGCAACACCTACCTCGCCCTGGTTGGAGAAATATTGCCCATACTGGAAGATGCTGGAGTGTATGTGGAACTGGAAGATCAAAGGACCCCGCACAACTTTGAGTTCAAACTGATAGATCAAGATTATCTATCCACGATCAACTGGCCAAAAAATCATCCTTGTGCCGGACAGTCCATAGTGTTGAGAGACTATCAGGTGCAGACCATAAACAAATTTTTAGAAAATCCACAGTGCATACAGGAGATAGCCACGGGGGCAGGAAAGACCATAATCACAGCAGCTCTGTGCAAACTGGTGGAGAATTATGGACGTACTCTCACTATCGTGCCCAACAAGAGTTTGGTCACACAGACCGAAGATGATTTCCTGGCATGTAATCTAGATGTGGGGGTGTACTACGGTGATAGAAAAGAACTAGGCAGACACAACACCATCGCCACCTGGCAGTCATTGAACGTGTTGGAAAAGAAAAGCAGGGACGACGAGACCACAGCATTCTTGGAAGCCATAGACAACATCAACACAGTGATAGTGGACGAGGTGCACATGGCCAAAGCGGACGTGTTGAAAAGGATGCTGACAGGGCCATTCTCCAAGTGCGGCATACGTTGGGGGCTCACAGGCACAGTGCCCAAGGCCGACTATGAGTTCTTTGGACTGCGATGCAGCATAGGTGAAGTGACCAACAGGATAGCTGCCAAGGAATTACAGGACAAGGGCGTGCTGGCACAATGCAAAGTGAATGTTTTGCAGACCCAGGACCATCCCGAATTCAAGAACTATCAGGAAGAATTGAAATGGCTGACCACGGACGAGACTCGCATGTCTTGGATTGCAAAAACCATTACAGATATAGCGACCACAGGGAACACGATGATACTGGTGGACCGAATATCCGCTGGAGAATTGTTGGAGGAAAAGATACTCGACAGCGTGTTCATATCGGGTTCCACGAAGAACATGGAGAGGAAGGAACATTATGACGAAGTTTCTATAGCGCAACACAAGGTGATCATAGCCACCTATGGCGTGGCATCCGTGGGCATTAACATACCCAGAATCTTCAATCTGGTCTTGATTGAGCCGGGCAAGAGCTTCGTGCGTGTGATACAGAGCATAGGTCGAGGCATTAGGAAGGCAGAGGACAAAGATCACGTCAACATCTGGGATATCACCTCCAGTTGTAAGTTTGCCAAGCGGCATCTGGGACAGAGGAAAAAGTTTTACAAAGAGGCCAATTATCCGTATAATATAGAAAAGATAGATTATGAAAATCCTTACATTAGAAAATAAGACCTATATTCTGGAAAAGATACCAGAGTATGTGGATGACAAATTGAGATTCGCTGTGCTGGACAACTCGAATCCGGCCGACCCGGACTACTACTTCATACCGCTTATATTCCTTGAGTCATTCAACGCACCAGCGGCGGTGCTACAAATTGGTCCACACAAGATAAAGATGCCACTTGATTGGAAAATGATCATAGGAGATCCCGAACAGGGAGAATTGCATGTGCTGCCGCTGACCAGCTTGAATGATCGGGGCTTCAACGCCTTTATGTTCAATCCCATATCAGACTCAAAGCCCACGTTCGCAGAGGTGGACATCGTGGACATATACCAGGAAGTGAAGTGGTATTTCCCAAAAATAAAGTCAGGACAGATACTTGCAGTGCCTCTCACAGACAATGATGATCCTCCATGCGCATATTTTGTAAAGGACATATCAAGGCAGTCAGAATTTTTGGAATATGGAGCAGTATGGTAATGAAGAAAGATAATGTTGTTAAGATGGAAGCTCCAGTGATCATGGTCCCAGATAATCACGGTAATGAGACACCTGTGTTGATGAATAGACACTATGTTGATTGGATATTGGCACATGCCAAGAAGAAAAAACTAAGCATACTGGGCTACAGTCTCAAGCAAAAAAACATTGAGATTGTTTTTAAGAATCCAAAACACGCCTCTGTATTTGCATTGACATGGAGAGAAGATGAGTGAAAAGAAATTTTTTGAATTAAGAAACAGCATGAAAGCCATAGACTTCCGCAACAAGGATTATTATGACCGGGTGGACGACCAGGAGAAGGCACTATACAGTCCTTACATGACCATGAGATATGCATCGGCAGTATCGGGAGAAAGGTTTTACCAGGAGCACTATGTGGAGATGATAAATGAGTTCGTCAACAAGCATCTGTTCACGCTGAGTGGCAAGCATAAAAAACTTTGCTGGCAACTGACCTCCATGTGTGGCGGATTGAAACAACAGTTCCATCCTTACATCAAACCCATGAAAAAAACGCCCAATAAGTCTTTGCAAACATTGATGAACATATACCCAAACACCAAGATGTGCGATCTTGAGACCCTGGACAGGATAATAACTGACAGCGAATTGGAACAACTACTGGAAGATCATGGAAAGCAATCTTAACACCTGCACTTTCTGTGGCAAGAGTTTCACCAAGGAAAGAACCCTACAGGTTCATGTGTGCGAGCCCAAGCGAAGGCATCTGCAAAAAAATGAGAAGTGGGTGCAGAACGCCTTCATGGTGTTCCAAAAATTTTATCAAGTGCATCAGAATAATTCAAAGGTTAAAACTTACGAGGATTTCTGCAACAGCGCCTACTACAATGCATTTGTTAAGTTTGGTCGTTACATCATGAACGTGAATCCTCTCTATCCAGAGAAGTACATAGACTACGTGATACGCTCAAGGATCAAGCTGGATCACTGGGCAAGAGACGATCTCTATGAGACATATCTCATAGACACGCTCAAGACAGAACCCGTGGAGGCAGCACTGACCAGATCAATACAGACCATGATGGACTGGGCAGAGGAGCAGAACGTTCAGTGGGCGGACTATTTCCGTTTGGTCAACACTTCCAGGGCCGTGCAACATATACAGAATGGCAAACTATCTCCATGGTTAGTTCTTGGTTGTTCCGCGGGCAAGAAGATGCTAAAATCTTTTTCAGACGAGCAATTGCAAATGGTGCAGAGATTTATCAATCCAGAATTCTGGTCCAACAGATTCAGGACAAACATGGCCGACGCACTGTTCGTGCAGGAGACAGCCAAGGAGGCCAAAATTGAGTAACAATATCAAGTTTGAAGAAGGCATAGACATTGCTCCGGGAGATTGCATTATAGTGATCAAGGAAGATGGCTCAATTGGAGAGGTGATACTGCCGGAAGTCAACGTGCCTTCACAGGAAAGCAAGGGCTACAAATTGGCCTTGGAGGTGCTGGAGTTTATCGATAAGGAAAAAGGTGGGCTAATTAGGACAGCCGCTAACAAGAAAAAATATAACTGATGCCTGACGTAGATATAGATTTCGTGAACAGAGAACATGCGCTGAAATTATTCAAGCACGTGCCAGCCACAATAATCAAAGACGAAGAAGCGGAAAAGCACAAGACTGGTGTGTACTTCCAGGAAGTACCTGTTGATCCAATTAATAATTGCTGTAGTTTTGATTACAAGCACGCGGAGCAGCGCGGATATTTCAAGATAGATCTATTGAATGTAAATTTATATGAGGGCATTGAAAACGAACAGAAACTGGTGGAATTGATGCTGGAGGAACCAGATTGGGACATGCTTAAAGACAAGGCTATCGTGGACCAATTGTTCCATATCAACGGGCATTTTGACATAGTATCTAAACTTGAACCAAAAAACATAGAGCAGTTGGCTGCCGTGCTGGCAATAATCAGGCCGGCCAAAAGAAATCTCATGTACAAGTACTGGGAGGAGATTTTGAGAGAAGTTTGGGTGCGACCCAAAGACAACAGTTACTTTTTTAAGAAATCACACGCTGTGGCATACGCACAGGCGGTCGTGGTGCAGATGAACTTAATCAAAAGGAAAAAAAATTAAACTGGCCTACGCATCAACTGTATAGTTCTGCGCTTGATCCTCTTTTTAGATATATCGTCCAACCTAACCACAGGACCATGCACTATCTTGATGTCCTTTGTTGAAAGAGTAACTATAGTGCTTCTGAAATATTGAAAATCTTTCTTTAAGAATATATTAATTGGTATTTTTCGATTACTTTCCCACCACCATTGCATGCCAAGTTTGAGGAATTTCATTTTGTCAGCGGGCAGCATGATTCTGCTGTAGTCATAGAAGCTAGTGACTTGGTTGTCTTGATTTTGCACAATACCAACATATTCAAGATCTCCTTTGCGTATAAGTGACAAGAAAGGAAACTTGGTTTTAAGAGTTTCAAAAATTTGATTCATAATACATTCAATAAATACAGTGAGCAATGAACTATGCAAACTGTATCAAGGTATTTACTAAACAATCTGGTAATTGTTGGAATTACTGGTTATCACGGAAGGAATCCTGCTGTGTACGATAGGCGAATAAAGCTGTATAAAGGAGTATCCAATCCTATTTCTTTCACATTCAAGAACGAAGACCAGAAAGCACAAGATATCACGGCTAGAAAGTTTGAATTTACATTGATTGACCCGGAAAATCAAAGTAGCATAATAGAACGAGAATTGACCGTACTTGATGATGGATCAACAATTACAAAAAAAGGCACGGCTAAAGTTATTATCACAGAAGGAGATTTGCTTGATCTTGACGCTAAATTTTACAACTATGCTATCAGAGAAATTGATATTGGCGATTCAACATTAAGAACAGTCACTTTTGCAGATACTGCATATAATGCCGCTGGCACCATAGAAGTGTTGGATGGCGCATATCCAGACTTCCTTGACAGCACGGAGATCAACAACTTCACCAGCACCACAGGACCCCTGGACAATACCAGTGGGGCCATAGATGCCAACCCAGGTATCAACAACAACGTGGCGTTGCACACAATCGCTGTGTACACAAAATCTTTTTCAGGATCACTAAGGATACAGGGCACCATGGTATCAACTCCCGCAGACACTGACTATTTCAACATCACTGCCACAGGGGAGTCATCACCGATAACATTCTCGTCTTCCACAGCGGTCACCTATTACAACTTCACTGGGGTGTACGAAAATGTGCGATTCAGCTGGAGCAATGACAGTGGTAATACCGGGCGAATTGACAAAATACTATATAGACGTTAAACTGTAAGAATGAATCTGATTCAGTCTACAATTCTGACATCACTGCCGGCTGGAAGGAAAAAAACGCCATCAGGTTGGCTGAGCTTTAATGCGCCCTGTTGTGTGTACAATGGCGAGTCGCAGGACAAGAGGAAACGTGGCGGCGTGATGACCTCCGCTGACGGCACCCTGAGCTATCACTGTTTCAACTGTGGCTACACGGCCAGTTATGTGATCGGTCGCAAGCTCACTGTCAAAATAAAGACCTTGATGGGATGGCTGGGCATAGCAGATGACACCATAAAGAAATTGGCCATAGAGGCCATGCGCCATGAGGAAGCCGATGTCAAGTACGAGAAGAAGAAATTCGTCACGTTCCAGAAGAAGGAACTGCCCAAGAACAGTTTCAAATTAGAACATTGGTTGGAGAAATATGTGGCCAAGGATCTGACGGATCCGCAGTATGAGAAGATAGATCAATTATTAAATTATTTAAACAAGAGAGGCATAGAGCCAGAGTGGTATGATTTCTTCTACTCGCCCGATCAGACTGCTGACTTCCATCGCAGGGTGATAGTGCCATTCTACTGGCACGGTGATGTGGTAGGATACACAGGAAGATTATTTGACACACGAAACAAGGAGATAAAATACTATACGGAGACGCAGCCGGGCTATGTGTTCAACATGGACGCACAGGACTGGCAAAGGAAGTTCGTGTTGGTAATGGAAGGACCATTCGACGCCATAGCATTGGGTGGCGTGGCAATACTGGGCTCAGAGATCAGCGACACGCAGAGGGAACTTATACAGGAATTAAACAGGCAGGTGATTGTGGTACCGGATCGAGATCAACCAGGAACGAAACTGATAGATCAGGCAAAGGAGTTTGGATGGAGCGTGGCTTTCCCTCAATGGGACGAATTAGTGGTGGATGTGGCAGATGCTGTTGCAAAATATGGAAGATTGTTCACACTTCAATCAATATTAAGATCCACCGAGTCAACTGCACTAAAAATAGATCTTAGAAGAAAGATATATGGCTAATATTTCTTGGCACATCGAGCCAACAAGTAAATGTCTATTAGAATGCCCTCTATGCGATAGAACTTGGTTTTATAAAAAGTTTAAAAAAAGATTGACTCATGAGATAGACGTCAAGCAATTAATTAAATTCTTTGATGGACACTCTCCCATCGTGACTATGTGTGGGAATAATGGAGATCCTATCTATCATTCAAAGTTTCATGATTTGTGTACTGAACTAAAAAAAATAAACTGTACCATAAAGATAATAACCAATGGTAGCGGAAAAAAAAAAGAATGGTGGACATTACTTTGTAATACACTACATAAGCAAGACAGTATTATTTTTAGCATAGATGGATTAGAAGATACCAATCATATATATAGAAAAAATGCAAAATGGAATACAATAATAGATGCTATTTCTGTTGTCACAAAATTTCCAATAGGCACAACATGGAAGTTCATAGTTTTTAAACATAATCAACATCAAATACAAGAAGCCAAAAAATATAGCGAAAAATTGGGCATAAAAACTTTTCGTTTAGAAAAAAGTGATAGATGGCTTGACGAACAAAGCGAAAAATTTAAACCTTCTGTGGATTTTGTTGATTCTTATCATGAACATCAACGAAAAGTTTTACATACGCCAAACCATGAGATTAAGATGACCCCTTTTTGCTTGAAAAACGATGCTCCGTCTAATGAATTATATATAGATTCCGAAGGTAATTTTTATCCATGTTGTTGGATTGGTACCTATAGATATAAATTTAAATCAATATTTTCACCAAAAAAATTAAATTTTAACATTAAAAAGCACTGCATTAATGACATCATTGATCATAATGATGTTAAAATGTTTTTCCAATCAACAAAACACTATGAATCTGCAAGTGAATGTTGTAAACTACAGTGTGGAGTAAAAAATGGCTGATTACACATTTGACGTACAAAAGTTATATTTGGAAATGATGCTGGCCGATGCTGAGTCGTTCGCACGGGCACAGAACATCTTTGACAGCAACAACTTTGACCGAAAATTAATTCCTGTCGCCAAGTTCATCAAGGACTATGCGGAGCAATATAAGGTCTTGCCCGAAGTGGAGCAGGTCAACGCCAAACATGACGTCAAATTGAAAGCGGCAAAGGATCTGGATCCTTCGCACTTCACATGGTTGTTGGATGAGTTTGAAACATTCTCCAGGCACAAGGCGCTGGAGCGTGCAATATTAGAATCCGCCGACATTTTAGAAAAGGGAGAAGGACAATATGCGTCCGTGGAGGACAAGATCAAGGCAGCGGTCAACATTGGATTGACCCGAGATATAGGAACGGATTACTTTGACGATCCCAGAGGTAGATTGGAGAGATTGAAAAATTCCAATGGACAGGTCAGCACGGGCTGGGCCAACATAGACAAGAAATTGTTTGGTGGATTCAATCGCGGAGAGCTGAACATATTTGCGGGTGGCTCCGGAGCGGGCAAATCTTTATTTCTACAGAATCTGGCAGTGAATTGGGCCAGCGCAGGATTGAACTGCTGCTACATCACATTTGAATTGAGCGAGATGTTGGTGGCCATGAGATTGGATGCCATGATCACAAACATACCCACGAGAAAGATATTCCCAGAGATCGACAACGTTGAGATGAAGCTCAAAATGATAGCCAAGAAAGCAGGTGGTTTGCAGATCAAGTATCTGCCATCCGGCAGCACAGTGTTGGACATCAAGACATACATAAAAGAATTAGAGCTCAAAAACAAGAAGAAGATAGATTGCATATTGATCGATTATCTGGATCTCATGATGCCAAAGAGCAAAAAAGTATCACCGGCGGATCTATTCATAAAAGACAAATATGTTTCAGAAGAATTAAGGAACCTGGCAGTGGAGTCTAAGATGCTGATGGTCACGGCGTCTCAGCTGAACAGGGCCTCCGTTGAAGAAATTGAGTTTGATCATAGCCACATAGCGGGTGGATTGAGCAAGGTGCAGACTGCGGACAACGTATTTGGTATATTCACCAGCAGGGCAATGAAAGAGCGTGGAAGATATCAACTGCAGTTCATGAAGACCAGGAGCAGCAGTGGAGTGGGGCAGAAGGTGGATCTAGAATTTGACGTGGACACTCTGAGGATAAGAGACCTTGCGGAGGATCCTGAATATCAACAATTCAAAAAACAAACATCCACTATCTATGACAATCTCAAACAGAGAAGCAAGATATCCACAGATGGTACTGCCACAGATGCCAGGAGTGAGCCAGATCCAACCAAGGGAGACGAGGTGGGCAAGGTCAGAGCGACTGTGGAGGGCAGCAAATTAAGGCATCTATTGAACGAACTGCATTCCGATGAAGAACAGTAATGATATAGCATACATTTACGAAAAGTTAAGTCAACACTACCCAAAATATTCCAATCAGAAACCCAAAGCCAAAATATATTCCCGAGCCTACACCAGTCTCATAGGAGTCATGCTGAGTGCCCAATCACAGGACGCAAGAACAGCAGTGGCCTGCAGACAACTGTTCGCATTGGCCAGCACTCCTGAGGACATGATCCGACTCACACAAGCTGAGATCATAGAAGCCATCAGACCAGCAGGATTGTTCAATGCCAAAAGCAAAAA